ATATAATTGATAATCCATTATTCCCTATTGAAATTGCTGGTGTAAAACGTGGATTGCCAATGACCAGGGATGAAGCAAACCATGGTAAGCCAAACCCTAATCTCAATAAAGCCAATGGTTATAAGATAAATTGTCAAAGTTGTGTGGTGGCTTATGAAGCAAGGTTGAGGGGTTATGATGTTCAAACGTTACCAAATACAAAAGGTTCAGTATTGGAGAAACTTTCAAGGCAAACAAACCTGGCTTGGATTGACCCCGCAACTGGCAAACATCCAGCTTATATTTTTGACGATACTGCAACCACAGTTAAAAAGTTTGCTGAATTTGTCGAAAAGACTGTTGAAAAAGATAAAAGATACACCCTTCAATTCTCCTGGAAAGGCAGAAGGAGAAGTGGGCATATAATATCTATGGATAGAACTGAAGATGGTGTTTTGCGATTGTATGACCCACAGATTGGGAAAACTTATATTGGAGAAAATGCAGTTCGTTATTTTAAGCAGTTTAAATACACCATGACATTGGGTGGTGTGAAGGTATCAACCCCGCCAAAAATATTAAGGGTTGATGATAAATTATTTAACCTTGATGTTGTGAATTACATTATGGAAGGGGTGACCAAATGAAACATAATAAAGTCATAGATTTTGCAAAAGAACAAGGTTATGATGATGCTTTGCACATTGGTAAATGGCGGGATTATGATGTTTATGAACCAGTGTTCAATGGTGATGATGTTTCATTTGTTGGTATTCCCCTTTTGATTCTTGTTAAAGGTGACATTATTCGAATGTCAACAGTTGAAGAAGCATTTGAACAATTACAAGAATCAAAAACTTGAAAATTAAGTTTCAAAGAAAATTAAGCACTTGCAAATGCAGGTGCTTTTTTCATGTTCATTTTAAGGGGTGATTATGATGAAACACTAATATTTCAAGGGTACTATTATCCCTAAAAACTTTTTTTCGTGGCTTATAGGGCATTTTAGAAGGTCACTTTTTTAGTGACTTTCTGCAAAGAAGGTGATTTGTTGCTGAAAGTCAAGAAATCACGATTTGATGAATCTTATATTGTCTATGACCCTACTGACTTCAGCAAACACACTCATATTCAACAGCAGGGTGTTGCTTATGTTGTTAAAAGGAATGTGGAAAGAAACCTTCTTCCAAAGACCAACAGCATTTGGTTGCTGCACAGTCATATAAGGGTTGCAACCGATAAGGATTATATTGATATGGTTCAAGCAAAAATTGATTCATTGAAGTGAAAAAGAAAATCGTCATTTTGGTATTGTTGACGTTAAAGAACAAGACAAATTTCATGGTTCGTTACCCATGTAAAACAACGTGATTTGAAAGGATGGTAAATACAATGACCAAGGAACAATTGATTGCTATGGGGTTGACTGAAGAACAGGCAACCAAAGTAATGGAATCTTTGAATGGTAACTTTGTTACCAAGAAGCGATTTGATGAAGTCAATGAAGCCAATAAGCAATTGGAACAGGATATTAAAAATAGAGATAAGCAGCTTGAAGAACTGAAAAAAATTGATGCTGAAGGCTTACAGGCTGAAATTGAAAAGCTTCAAAAGGAAAATAAAGCAACAAAAGCAAAGTTTGAAGCTGACCTGAAGAAAATGAAGGTTGATAATGCTGTTGAGAAAGCACTTCTTGAAGCAAAAGCAAAGAACACTGTTGCTGCAAAAGCCTTATTGAAAATTGATTATGATAAGGCTGAACTTGATGAAGATGGTAAGGTCAAAGGCTTGGATGATGAAATTAAAAGGCTCGTTGAAGCTGAAGAAACCAAGTTCCTTTTTGATGTTCAATCCAAGAATGACAAACCAGGCTTCAAGGGAATTAAACCTGGTGAAAGAAAAGATGGTACACCAGGAGATGGAAAACCTACTTCACTTGCTGATGCGGTGAGGATGCACTTCCAATCTAATGAATAATGAATAATTGAAAGGTGGTAATTTACAATGGCAGTTACACTTGCACAAGCAAAACTTAATGTTCAAGATGACCTTCAAATGGGGGTTATTGATGAATTTGCAAAATCCAGTTTCTTATTTAACAATTTGATTTTTGATGATGCTGTTTCCCCCACTGGTGGCGGGGCAACCCTTACCTATGGGTACACAAGACTTATTACACAACCAACTGCTGCTTTTAGGGCGGTAAATAGTGAATACTCACCACAAGAAGTTCAAAAGCAAAGATACACTGTTGATTTGAAGGTATTCGGTGGGGCTTTTCAAATTGATAGGGTTATTGCCAACATGGGCGGTATCATTGATGAAGTAACACTTCAAATGCAACAGAAAATTAAAGCTGCTGCTGCATTATTCAATGATACTGTTATCAATGGTGATAGTGCGGTTGATGTGAATGCTTTTGATGGACTTGATAAGGCACTTGTTGGTTCTTCTACTGAATATAACACTACTTCAGCAATTGACCTTTCCACTTCTGCCAAAGTTACAGAAAACTATGTCGCTTTTCTTGATATGCTTGATGAATTCTTAATGGGCTTGGATGGAACACCATCTTTTATTGCTGGTAACACCAAGCTTATTGCAAAATTAAGAGCAGTTGCAAGAAGGGCTGGAATGTATCAAGTAAGCAAGAATGATTTTGGTCAACAGGTTGAATATTATGGGGTTATTCCTTTTGTTGATTTAGGTGCAAAACCTGGTACAAATAATCCAGTTGTTTCTATTGATGGAGATACTGGTGAAACTTCACTATATGCTGCAAGACTTGGTTTAGATGGTTTCCATGCTGTTTCTATGGCTGGTGTTCCCCCTGTTCAATCTTGGTTGCCTGATTTCAAAACTGCTGGTGCTGTTAAAACTGGTGAAGTTGAAATGGTTGCTGCTGTTGCATTGAAAGCAACAAAGGCGGCAGGCGTATTCCGCAAAATCAAAGTTCAGTAAGGAAGGAGAATGAATCATGGCAAGGATATATTCACCTAATGAATCCCATAGTTGCGATTATGGGGTTGATTTCATTTTCGGTGTTGCCGCTGTTCCTGATGCCGATACTAATACCATTGGTTGGTTTCAGAACAAGGGTTATACTGTTGTTTCGGGTTCAGATACCTTATCCCCTTGGGATATGTTGCCCGTTGAACAGTTAAGAATTTTTGCCCCGTATGCAGGTATTGACCCAACAGGAATGAAGAAATCGGCTTTGGTTGCGGCAATTGAAACGGCGTTGATTACGCTGATGAAAATTGAAATCACAGCGTTTGATGCCATTCCCGATATAGACGGTGGAACTGTTGCCGAACCAAAATTTGCTGATGCGGATGAAGTAAAGGCAGTATTACCTGACTTTGTGACCGCAACTTTTGAAAATGGTTCAAAGGCAACTGTTCCTGTTACAGCTTGGGTTGACACCGACACCTATAATGCGGGAGTTGCAGGAAAATATACTTTTACCGCAACCTTAGGAACTATCCCAACGCCTTTTGCTAATACTGCATCGGCAACAGCAACAGTTGATGTTGAGGTTAAAGCATCGTAAGAAAGGCGGTGAAAAAGTATGGCAAAAGTGTTTTCACCTAATAAGGATTATACTGGCATTTCTGCTGGTGTTTATTTTTCACAAGGGGTTGGTGAATGTACTGACCCCTATTTACTTGGTTGGTTTAAGTCAAAGGGCTATACGGTTGAAGAAATTGAAAAACTTGACAACAGTGGTGATTTAGACCTTCAAAATATGAGCATTAAAGAATTAAAGGCTTATGCTGAGGAAAAGAAAATTAATCTTGGAAAAGCAACAAGTCAAGAAGGGATATTGAAAAAGATTTTGGAAGCTGAAAGGGTGTGATTTGATGTTGGAAGATGTAAAACAAAGATTATCTTCTTTTGGTTATGAAGTAATTGAAGATGATACTTGGGTTCTTGAATTTATCATTCAAAAAGTAGAAAATTATATCAAAAATAATTGTAATATCGATACCATTCCTGAAGGATTACATCAAATTGCAGTTGATATGTCAGTAGGTGAATTTCTATTAAATAAGAAATCCACAGGACAACTTACAGGGATTGATTTAGAAGCAGCAATAAAACAAATTCAGGAAGGTGATACAAGTGTTACCTTTGCCTATGGTGATGGTGACAGTACACCTGAAAAAAGATTGGATAATTTAATTTCACACCTATTGAGTTATGGAAAGGGTAGCTTTGCTTCATATAGGTGTATTCAATGGTAAAGCATAAAAAAGCACTTGAATTGTTATGGAAAGGCACTTGCAATATAATAATTAAGGTTGAAAAAATTAATCCAATAAATAAAAGAACTGAATTTGAAGAAGATGTTATTTATTCCAATCAACCCTGTAAATTGTCATTTGAAAGACTTACTACAACAACAGAAAACAGTAATGCAGCTTTAATTACCCAAGGGGTAAAGCTATTTCTATCCCCTACTATCGAAATCCCCCCTGGTTCAAAAATCACTGTTACACAGAATGGCAAAACAACTGATTATGCAAGAAGTGGTGAACCTGCTATTTATACCAATCATCAAGAAGTTCCTTTGGAATTATTTAAGGGGTGGGCTTGATGGCAAGATGGGGAAGTTGTGATTTTAGAGAATTGAAAGACCTTCAAAAAAGAATGGAACAATTGCAAAAGGAAGATTTTCAAGCCTTTTGTGAAGCTGCTGCAAAGGAACTTGCTGCAAGGCTGTTAGCAAAGGTTATTAAAAGAACCCCTGTTGGTCAATATGAAGCTTCAACTGGAAAAATAGGTGGTACTTTAAGACGTGGATGGACTGCCAAAAGTGAAAGAGAAGCGGAACTTACAGCGGTATTTGGTGGCGGTGATGCTGCCAAGGCTTTTGTTGATTCATTACAAGTTACCAAGTCAGGGAATGTGTATCAAATTGAAATCCTCAACCCTGTTCATTATGCTTCCTATGTCGAATATGGTCATAGGACAAGAAACCACAAGGGCTGGGTTAAGGGAAGATTTATGCTGACCATATCTGAAAATGAAATTGATGCACAATCACCCAAGATTTTGGAGAAGAAACTGATGAAATACTTGGGGGAATGTTTAGATGGTTAATAATTTAATAGATGGTATATCCATCAAACTGAACCAAGTATTTGGTGATGGGAAAAGAATATACAGTGAATCAGTGAAGCAAGGGTTAAAAGAACCTTGCTTTTTTATTGTCAGTTTGAACCCATCACAAACCCAAGCAATGGGGTTAAGATACTTCAGACAACATCCTTTTGATATACACTACTTCCCTTCCAAGACTGGTGGGAATCAGGAAATCCAGGATGTGGCTTCAGATTTATTTGAAGCCTTGGAATATATAACCCTGCTGAACGGTGACTTGGTTCGTGGAACTAATATGCACTATGAAGTGATTGATGGGGTTCTTCATTTCTTTGTTAGTTACAACATGTATGTGAAAAAAGTTGTTGAAACTGACCCAATGGAAACCCTGACAACTGAAACAAGTGTTATATGAAGGGGTGATGAATTTGGCAACTAAAAAGAATGTTGAAGGTGAAAAAACTGCTGAAAAAGTAACCTTCACCAAAGATAAGATACTTTCAGCAAAGAAGTATAAGCACAGGGTTGACCTGTTGGGGGTACTTCTACAAGATGGCAAGCAGTACACTTTTGATGAAGTGGATGCCTTGCTTGATAACTTTTTTAAGAAGAAAGGTAAGGTGAAATAAAATGGCACTTGGTGGCGGTATTTTTGTAACACAAAATAAAGTGCTTCCTGGTTCATACATTAACTTCATCAGTGCTTCCAGGGCTTCTGCTTCTCTTTCTGAAAGAGGATATGCAGCACTTCCTTTGGAATTGGATTGGGGCATTGATGGTGAAGTTTTTACAGTTGAAGTGGATGAATTTCAGAAGCAGTCATTAAAGATTTTCGGCTATCCTTACACCCATGATAAACTTAAAGGTTTGCGTGATTTGTTTTTGAACATCAGAACAGGTCATTTCTTTAAGATTAACACTGGTGGTGTAAAAGCAGCTTGTATTTATGCAACAGCACTTTATACAGGGCAACGTGGTAATGATTTGAAAATTGTTATTGAATACAATGAAGCACACACAGTTGAGAACCCTTTGTATGATGTTAGCACTTATCTTGAAAACATAAAGGTTGATATGCAGACAGTTTCAAAAATGTCAGACCTGAAAAAGAATGACTATGTTGAATTTATTCCTAGTGCTAACATTGCTGTTACTGCTGGAACACCCCTTACTGGCGGTACAAATGGAACTGTTAAAGATGCAACATATCAGACCTTCTTGGATAAAATTGAAAGCTATAATTTCAATGCTTTGGGTTGCTTATCAACTAATGACACAATCAAGGGGTTATTTGCCAACTTCACAAAAAGGATGCGTGATGATGTTGGTGTAAAATTTCAATGTGTTCTTCATAGATACACTTTGCCTGACCATGAAGGAATTATTTCTGTTGAAAACAACCTGGCTGGGCTTGGTGTTGGGGATGTTGACCCATCAGCGGTATATTGGGTTCTTGGTGCTTCTGCTGGATGTGAAGTAAATAAGAGTAATACCAATAAGACTTATGATGGGGAATTTGAACTTGACCTTGATTACACCCAAACCCAATTAGAAGCTGGAATTGAAGCTGGAAAGTTTATGTTCCACAAAGTAAATGGTAAGGCAAGAGTTCTTGAAGATATTAACACTTTTGTAAGTGTGACTGATGAAAAATCCAGAGACTTCAGCAACAACCAAACAATCAGGGTTCTTGACCAAATTGGTAATGATATTGCAACTTTATTCAATAGCAAATATCTTGGTAAAGTTCCAAATGATAAGGCTGGAAGAATTAGCTTTTGGAATGACATTGTTTCACATCATCAGCAACTTGAATCCATCAGGGCGATTGAAGATTTTCAACCTGATAAGGTAACAGTTGAACAAGGTCAAACCAAGAAGGCTGTTGTTGTTCAGGATTATGTAACACCAATAAATGCAATGGCACAACTGTATATGACAGTTGTTGTTCAGTAAGAAAGGGGTGTAATGAATGGCTAACATTATGAACGCAAAAGATGCTGTTAGTGCTTCCCTTGCTGAATGTTTTGTAACCATTGATGGTAATAGATATAACTTCATGCAAGCCATTAACTTGGAAGCAAACTTTGAAAAAACAAAATCTGAAGTTCCCATCCTTGGTAAAACTGGTAAGGGAAACAAGTCAACTGGCTGGAAAGGCACAGGAAATGCAACTTTCCATTACAACACCAGTATTTTCAGGGAATTACTTTACAGGTATAAGAACACTGGTGAAGATATTTATTTTGACATCCAGGTTACCAATGAAGACCCCACTTCCAGTGTTGGAAGGCAAACGGTCATTCTTAAAGGTTGCAACCTTGATGGTGGGGTTCTTACCAAGTTTGATGCTGATGCTGATTACTTGGAAGAAAACATTGACTTCACTTTTGAGGATTTTGAAATCCCTGAAAAATTCAGTTTGCTTAATGGAATGTAATTAGAAAAGGAATGGTGATTTTTTATGGCTAATTTATCAGCATTTTTGGCACAAAATGCGGTTAAAGTTGAGAATGTAAAGCATGTAGTTTCCAAGCGGTTTCTTGATGAAAATGGTGAACCCATCCCTTGGGAAATTTGCTGCATAACATCAACTGAAGATGAAGCTTTAAGAAAGGCTTGTACCAAACGTGTTCCAATTCCAGGGAAGCGAAACCAGTACACCCAAGAAACAGATTACAACCTTTATCTTGGGAAGCTTGCTGCAAGATGTACTGCCTTCCCTAACTTGGATGATGCTGAACTTCAAAACAGCTATGGGGTAATGGGTGCAGATGCCCTTTTGAAAACAATGTTGACCCCTGGGGAATATGCTGATTACTTGACCAAGGTTCAGGAAGTCAATGGGTTTGAAGTAAGCTTTGAAGAAGCGGTTGATGAAGCAAAAAACTAATTCGTGAAGGCGATTTTGAAGCAAATATTGCTTATTATTGCCTTCACAAATTTAATATGACCCCTTCTCAATTTTTACAGCTTGATAGACAAGAAAGGGCTTTTATTGTGGCTGCTATTGAAATCAAGATGGATGAAGATAAGAAGCGGGAAAAACAAATTAAAAAAGTAAAAAGAAGATAGCTGGGTGGTTTATTGCAGTGACCATCCAGCTTTTCTTTGAAAGGTAGGTGAAACCATGGCTACAATTAGAACTGCAATTCAAATTCATGATGGAATGTCACCAGCTTTCAAGAGTATGAACAATGCCATGAACATTGTTTTGAATAGCTTTGAAGCACTTCAAACAGCTTCCAGTAATGCAATTGACACCAACAGTATTCAAGCTGCAAGGGCTGAATTAGCAAGGGCTGAAGTTGCATTTGATGATATTGAAAGAGAAATCAGGCAAGCTAATGAACAGCAACAGCGGTTTAATAATGAAATCAGAAATGGTGAAAGTGCAGCGGATGGGCTTCAAAGTAAATTTATGAAGATTGCTGCAACTGTTGGTGCTATTATTGGCGGTAAAAAGGTTTTATCAATTGCAGATGAAATGGTTCAAACTAAAGCAAGGCTTGACCTAATGAATGATGGACTTCAAACAACTGCGGAACTTCAAAATATGATTTTCCAATCAGCAGAAAGGTCAAGGGGCTTATATACTGTTACTGCTGATGTTGTTGCCAAGTTAGGTCAAAGGGCTGGGGATGCTTTTAATTCCAATAGGGAAACAATTGCATTTGCTGAAAACTTAAATAAATTATTTGTTATTGCTGGGGCTTCCCAACAGGAAGTTGCTTCAGCAAGCTTGCAATTAACACAGGCACTTGGTTCAGGGGTTCTTCGTGGTGAAGAACTTAATGCAGTGTTTGAAGCTGCACCAAATGTTATTCAGACCATTGCTGATTACTTGGATGTTCCTATTGGTGCTATTAGGGAAATGGCTTCAGATGGTGAAATTACTGCTGATATTGTAAAAAATGCAATGTTGGCTGCTACGGATGAAATCAATGAACAATTTGAAAGTATGCCAATGACTTTTGAACAAGTTATGAACTCAATTAAAAATAGGGCATTAAAAGGCTTTGAACCTGTACTTCAACAAATTTCTGAAGTTGCCCAAAATGATGAGTTCCAACAGTTGGTTGACAATGTTGTTGGTGGATTGGTGCTTATTGCTTCGGTGGCATTGACTGTATTTGAAATATTGAGTTCAGGTGCTTCTTTTGTTGCTGATAACTGGTCATGGCTTGAACCTATTGTTTGGGGCTTGGTCACTGCCTTTGGGGTTTATAATGCAGTTGCCCTTATAACCAATACTATGCTTGCCATTCAAGGAATACAGGCTAAAATTGCAGCAGCAAGCCAAATGATGCAAGCTGGGGCAACATTCACTGCAACGGTGGCACAGCATGGACTTAATGCAGCCTTATATGCTTGCCCATTAACGTGGATTATCATTTTAATCATTGCTTTAATTGCCTTATTTTATGCAGCAGTGGCAGCAGTGAACCACTTTGCGGGAACTTCAGTCAGTGCAACAGGAATTATTGCTGGGGCTTTTATGGTTGCCCTTGCCTTCATTGGAAACCTGTTTGTTGGACTTTGGAACTTAATTGTTGATGTTGCTGCTTCAGTATGGAATGTAATTGCAACTGTTGCTGAATTCTTGGCAAATGTATTTGTTGACCCAATAGGTGCAACTGTAAGGTTATTTGCTGGGATGGCTGATGCCATTCTTGGTATTCTTCAAGGGATAGCAAAAGCCATAGATGCAATTTTTGGTTCAAACCTTGCTGATGCTGTTAGTGGTTGGAGAAGTGGACTTCAAGGGGCTGTTGATGACCTGGTTGGTGAAGCTAAAATTGAAGTTCCAAGAATGGATTCCAGTTCACTGTACTTGGATAGATTTGAATATGGTGCTGCCTGGGAAATGGGTTATAAAGCTGGTGAAAACTTTGAAAGCAAATTTGACCTTGGAAAAATCCTTGGTGGTGCTTCAGATAGTTTGGATGCTTATGAATATGGAAACCTTCTTGATGGTATTTATAGCGGTGTTGGTGATACTGCTGGGAACACAGCAAAAATGGCTGATTCTATGGATGCAAGTGAAGAAGATTTAAAATACTTGCGTGACCTGGCAGAACAAGAAGTAATAAACAGATTCACCACTGCTGAAATTACTATTGAAATGAATAATGAAAATCATATTGCTTCTAATATGGATTTGGATGGTGTTGTTTCTTACCTTGAAGAAAAGGTATATGAAACAATGGAAGTTGCAGCGGAAGGGGTGTATGAGTAATGGCATATAGCATGTACTTGGATGGTGTGTTGTTACCTATCACCCCATCCAAAATTCAAACTAAAATAAAGAACCAAAACAAGACCATCAATTTAATCAATGATGGTGAAGTTAATGTTTTAAAATCTCCTGGATTGACTGAAGTTTCTTTTGATGTATTACTTCCACAAGTTAGGTATCCTTTTGCAGTATATCCAAATGGCTTTAGGAAAGCTGATTTTTATTTGGATAAGCTTGAAAAGTTAAAAGCTAATGAATCAGTGTTTCAATTCATTTGTTCAAGGGTTTCCCCTTCTGGAAGCCTTTTATTTGATACCAATATGAAAGTAACCCTTGAAGATTATAAAATTGTTGAAGATGCAAAAGAAGGCTTTGATATAAAGGTTACGGTGAACCTAAAGCAGTATAAAGACTATGGAACAAAGACAGTGGACATTGTAATTAAGCCAAAAGAAGTAACCACTAAAGCTGTTGCGGTTGCAACTGTTTCAACCCCAAGACTAGCGGAAACAGCACCAAA